TTGCTGTGCCGGTCGAATACTGTGACATCATTTAATCCTTATCGTTTAGCCGCACATGTATATGCATGCGACCATTTTAATGTTTGCGGGTTCATCGGTCCACACTACGGGCTCCATGCACTTAGCAACCACATAGCGCATGTCTTGCCCATCGTATCGCATACCCTTACCAGCGGTGTTTGAGGTGCATATAAAGTCGCCTACTTCAAAGTCGCCGGATTCTGAGCATACGTTTATTTGGCCTTCGCCGAGTGCGTTGACTGCGCCCCTATCATGTGTTTCACCTATATATACCATGCGAGCCGTTGTATAATCTTGTAAAGCCGCAGGTCGGTGCCTTTCGTCTATACTCAATTCAGACTTTGCGATAAAGACACCGTACGCAGCTTTGGATAATGACTGAGACGCTATGTTTAAGTAAGGCATTGTCTGGGAAACGCCTCCCTTTTCAAACTCGCCAGTAGCGATCAAGATGTCGCCAATTTCAAACTCGCATTGTCTAGATAAAAGACAATCGTGGCCGCCAGTGAAAGGGCCATAGTTTAGACCCGCCCCGCCCGCAGCGTAGAAATCATAAGACACATTGTCAGTTGCAATGGAATATACACCGTGGTTGCCCGCAGCGGTAAAGCGCCCTCCGTAAGCGCTTCCAAGGCCCCCTCCCCCTGTTCCAGAAAGGCCCGAGCTTTGGCCATATACGCCGCGACCGGTTCCAGTAGTGCTTCTGCTATTTCCAAACACGCCCTCACCGCCACTCCCATCGCTGTCGCCATACATGCCCCTTCCGCCAGAATAATGTCTTCCGTAAATGCCATAATCCTGGAAAGCCGAAGCTTCTCCGAAAACGCTAACAGCCTTAGAATTGCCATCAACAGTAACATTCTCGCCTATAGAGGCGACCTTTACATTACTTGAGTCGTAGGTGCTTAAAGCATTCGTGGCAGAAGAGATTACTACCCTGGCCCCGGTTGCCGAAGTCTGAAGCGTGGACCCTGTAATGGTGGATCCTGTTATTGTACCCAAGAAGCCAGCGTTACCAGCCGCATCAACACTAAAGTTATCGGTATCAATAACAAGCCGAGTGCCGTTAAAGTCTATGAAGTTGTTAGCAGCCCCGCCAAACCTGAACGTGCCCGTACTATCCACGTTGCCGTCAGAGTCAATCGACAGCTCGTCGTTTGTGAAAGTGGCAGCGGTTATGTCACCACTAAACGTAGCATTACCAGCCGCATCAACACTAAAGTTATCAGTATCAATAACAAGCTGAGTGCCGTTAAAGTCTATGAAGTTGTCAGAAGCCCCGCCAAACCTGAACGTCCCGGTACTATTTAGATTTCCAAGCTCATCAATCGTCAACTCGTCATTGGTAAAAGTTGACGCCTCAAGGTCGCCTTGGAAGTAGGCGTTCCCAAGCTCGTCTATTGAGAAAGTCACTCCTTGCGTGTCGAATGCCCACATTAAGGCGGCATACGGCACACCGTCCCGAGTTAACCCAATAGGGCCTATGCCTGCCTGTATTTGCGGATTGTTAATGTCATCAACCGCACGGATCACGCCTTCACTTGTGATTGTCTCAGTAGCATTTATAACGCCGCCGGTTAGCTTTGCTACGGTGAGGTTTTCGATCTTGGTAGACGGCATCGCCTCCCCAGCCAAGTTCGCCTCAATAAACGTCCGATCAACCGGAGCGATCTCATAAGCCCATCCACTCAGCCCGGTAATATCCACGCCGGTTTTGGTAGTGACCGCAAATTCTGCGCTTGTGTTGGTGCCAGTCTTGCCGAACAGATCGAATGGCCGGAGCCTGACATAGTAGGTTTCGCCCTGGGTCAGCCCTGTGGCCACATAGCTGTTGTCCGATACCGTAGCTGTTGGGTCAATAGCATTAGGGTCAAAGCCTTGCGTTTGGCTAACCCAAATATCAACGCCTGCAAAATCCAGATCATCGGGGCGCAGATAGCTGATCTCGATCACGCTGAAGCCTGGCACTACTGAGAGTGCGGCTAAGGGTTCGGGGGCGGTGTTGGATACGTCAAGCTTTGCAGGCCGATCGCTGATCCCGTTCATTCGTGACCGGCAATAAACTCTAACCTCAAACTCACGCCATGCGCCCACTACGCCAAGCACACGCTTATAATCTTCTGCGTTTTTCTCAAAGGTGTAAACGTAGGACGCATCCACCACAAACTCTGTCCGTACTATCTCATTACTGACCCAGACCTCTAGCTGATAGTCCTTAAAGTATTGATCAAGGTTGCCGCTGCCAGCGCCTAAAAAGCCCTCTGCCCCGAACTCTTGCCAATCTGTAATTGACGTCTTGCGCCAAGCAAACTTGGCATCACGGCCTGTAAACTCAGCGTTATTACCTTGCTCAAATATCTCAAGACCATGTACAGGCGGCACAGCAATATGAGCGCCAACATCCCCATCTTCTTTATTGATGGAATTGGTGATTGTGATCGCGCCACTTGTCCAAACGCTTGAGCGAATCCCAATCACCGAAACAGAAGCCGCCCTGATGTTATAGGTTACTCCATCGGCCTCAACGATAATCCGCTTATCGCCGTTATCATCAACCGGGCCAGCGCTCTGCCAATCTGGATCGCCGTCTTTTTGATATTGGATCACCGCGTAATCGTAATCCGTATCAGCCGGGGCAGTCACATCAACGAGAATGGTGCTATAGATTGTGTCTGGATTCTTGGGCGTGTTCTCGATCTCAATGGCTGCCAATGCCTGCACAGGGTCGGCTATGAAGCTGTCAGCAGTGTAAGTCGCAGAGGTCCAGCCCGAGCGCTTGCCAATGCGGCTAATAGCCCTGACTCGAACATCATACGTGCCGCCGGTTATGTCACGAATCGGGAACTGATTGTCTTGCCAGAACGAAGCCGCGTTAATCCACAAGGGATCGCCGCTGATCCTAAACTGCAAGTCATAGGCAAGGGCCGACGGCTGGTCATTCCACGACACTGTGAGCTGCGCCTTTACTTCGCCCTCTACTGACAGATACGTTCCCTCTTCGAACGTAATACCGGAAGGTGAGCTGATGGTCATGCCGCCGGGGGTGCTTATGGCGGGCGGCTTATCAAGCGCCAGCGCGTCGCCTTCTTCCCATGCGTAAATTGCGGCTGCGTCTTCTCTAAGCTCAAGTGCAACGCCTGATTCGAAGGAAATCTCGACAGACTCAACCCGGAAGACTTTAGGGCTCCAGCCGAGACGGGATATTGACAGAGATACGCGGTCGCCAGGTGTAAGCACAATCGCCTTGAATTTGCAGACTGCTTTCAGGCTGATTCCAAACCGGTTACGCTCAATGTCAATTTTAGCGAGACGGCGCGCCATTGTGCCGGAATTCGTCCAAGGGAAATCATAGGAGTTTTCCAGCACCTCCAAATCGTCAGCCACATACTCACTGATATAAAGCTCTTCAAAGCCGACGGCCTCAAAGTTTTGATCTGCGTCTATGTAGGTACCCTTTGCTACGTTGTTGCGGCTGTTCTTGGGTGGGCCAACTTGGAACGGCAGCCCGCCAACAAGGTCTGATTCGTCAAGGCTTAAAACTGGGGGCTCATAAACGCCCGGTGACACGCTCCACTTGCCCGATGCTACGTCAAAGTAGGGTGTTGCCGCGCCCGCTGAAGCGATTGATTTCAGTATCTCTAAGGGGATGGCTTGCAGCTTAAATGTGCCGTTTACGGTGTAGCGCTTTTCAGTTGTGCCCACGCCCGACGCCACGAGATCATCAGCGGCATTGGCTGCACTAATAAAACTGGGCAAGTCTATGGCCGAATCGCTTTCGTCAAACATCCGATCCCAGCGGAGAACGTCCAGCATCGCCAGCGCTTGGTTGTCTGAATAGCCTGACACTCCTGTCCTGGGATCGTATAGATCGTTCTTTCCTTTCACGTCGAATGTGAATCTGGGAAGTCCTGAGTCTCCAAATGTCTCTTTATCGAATATCAGGTTAATCCACACATAGGACTGGTAAGACAGCCGGTGACTAGATGTCCAGCTTGGCGGAGAGAATGTCCCGTCATAGCTGTCGTCGTCATAGTCAACATTTGTACTTGGAATAAATGCAGAGTATCTGTTCCCATGCACTGACCATGCCAAAATGTTATCGCCAAACGGGTTTCCTGACGGCCTGACCATATAGCCGTTAACGCCAGGCCCGTTGCTTGTTGCAACTACCTTGCCATCTGCATAGACAGTCTCAATCTCTTCGACTTCGTGCCCCGCTACAACAAAACACATCCATAGCAGGATGTTGTCCTTGCCTTGATCCTCAGTATAAACAATCTGCCCGCCAGTCCGCGCCCTGCCATAGATAACAGTTTTGGGCTCAGTGGCGCTTCTGACTGTGCGCTGTCTGTCTTGGAATGTTTGTTCTGGTATTAGTCCTTGTATGTACTCCCTGAACTTATCTTTGGCATAAGAGAACGTCCCAAGCGTAACTATGTCCAACGTAGCGTTAAAGGCATCCTCAAGAGCGCCTAATGGATCGGTAAAGAAATCCCCAACAGCCCCGCCCAAATCCGTAAACCCGTCTACAAAATTTTGCCCTACATCGCCAATTTCACTCCAAAAGCTCATTCGAAGAACTCCCCTTTAGGCCAAATGATCTTCTTATCCGCAATCTGCCCAACGAACTCAAAGCCCTTATCGCCCGGATAGGTCGCCTGCTGATCTGAATTCATGTTCCTTTCAACCCTTGGCCTCGACCAGTCCGCAAGCCTATCACGCGCCGTTACAACGATAGAGCTTTGTTTACCGTAATTGAACTTCACATCATCAGTCTTGCCGATAAAGTAATTCATCACAGCATCATCAATTACGCCGCCATCTTCATCAAACATGGCAACCCTTACTGCTATATCCCGGTTTAAATAGTCGCTGCTACCAACTGCTGAAAGCGAGGCGTCTGATATACCTGCCAAGGTTATTTTTAGTTCGTTGGGGTCAAGGTCTGAGTTTTCTTTTGCGCTGGTGATGTTGCCAAGGTTGGCCGCGCCAAGGTACTCCACGCCGGCAACCGTGATTGCACCATAAGCGCTTGAGAATCTAAGCACAGTGTCGAACTGAATCTCAACAAGGAACAGCGGCCTGAATATTGATGACTCCAGCGCTGTAACAATGCCAGTAGGTATGTCTCTCATATATCAAGCGCCTCGAAAGCGTCCATGGTGACTGCGTAAATGTGCGGGCCTGATGCTTGCCATGATGCTTGGTCGTCGCCTTTCAGCTGCATGATAGACCTCGGCTCAGTATAGCGTATCGACTGGCCTAATGTAGCGGCGATACGAAGTGGGGGCGCAAACTCTAATGTCGCCTCGCCCGAAGCGTTCGACGACACATCAGCCGTGATCTTTTTAAGCTCGCCGTTGATCTCGAAGTAGTCCCCGGAGACGAGCAGGTCAGTGACGCTCACATTCCACCCGGATGTTTGCAGAGTGATAGCGTTTGGTGACTGACTAACTGCAACCACAGGCGTTCCAGCGGGAGAGCCCAAAGGCGTCCAATGTACAGGCGTCAGGTAGAACCGCCCCGCCGTACCCTGCAAGCCAGCCAGGAACCCCTGAAGCGCCCTCGCCTCTCGACCCGTGCGGTTGGTGAAGGTTAACGAAGCGCTCCACCTTGCGCCCGGCAGTACCGCCGTCTGAGTTGCGCCGTTTAGATCACTTGTGAATCCCTGAGTGTTGGAGATAACGCTCCATGATTCCGCATCTGCGGTGATGCTCGGGAAGTCTTTGACCGCCATTATCCTCTCCTGCCGACAGCGCGACTCATGGCCCCGCCTTGGTTGATCGCTTCAAGTACGGCTTGTTTAGCCTGAGCCTTGATGAATGGCGCGGCTGCCAGTATCTCGCGCTTGGCATCGCCACCGCCACCGCCCAACTGGAATACTTGAGTGACGTTGGTGGTGCCGCCATTGTTGTTGACACTCGACGGCGTAACTACACCCGAGCCGCCCATGGTAACAACCTCCGGCCCGTTCTCGCCGACCATGTATGATCCGCCGCCTGTGACTGAACCGCCCATTGCGCGGGCTCCTTGGTATTCTGTCCCCTGTATCTGTGCAACCTGCGCCGCTCCCAGTGCCCCGACCGTTGCGGCCAATGCAAAGTTAAATGGCGGCGGCGCTGATGCAAGCGCATTTGATACTGCAAGCGCTGTAGAAACTACGGCCTGAGCTGTTGCCATGGCCTTCCATGTTGAAAACTGCTTTTCTCCACCTTTTTCGGCAATGTCGGCCATGTTCCCAAAAATCTGGCCAACAGTGCTTAATGCGGTTTGCTGGTAATCGGTGAAAAGTTTAAGGCCTTGCATTTGTGGCTCAATGGTAGCGTCTGAGCCTTCTTGTGAAATTTGAATCATTCTTTCTTGATGCTGCCTGAACGACTCTTCCCTTAGCGCCTCTTTCTCACCCGCGCTAATGTTGAACGTGTCGATCATGTCCAACTGGTCAGCGTAGCGGGTGAACTCTGCTTGCGCGGGGTTAAGCTGTGCTCTTATTGACTCAAGCGCGGATGCCCGTTCTGCTTCGGCTTCCGTCGCGTCATCAATAGCGTTTCCAAGCGCTACATATTCAGCGGCCTCGGCTGCGGTCAGTCCTTTGCTTTGAAGTTGTAGCTGTGTCTTCTTTTCTCTTACAATTATTTCTGCTTCGGTTGCAGAAACTCCCGATTCAATGAGAG